GTCCAATCTCCCACCTCGCCCAATCCTTTGTTGGTTGGTGGTCAATATGATCCAAAATCCCTTCCATGAGGGCTTCCGTAACCCACATGGGAAGGTTATCTGTTGCGGCGGTATAGTCGCCAGATAACCAGGTGTTCTCAGATCCATCACAAAAAATCCTATTGATTTCTGCCTCCATTCGGTGGAAGATCTCAGGATCCTCTCTCTCTTCAATATCATCTAATTCTAAATCTTTCACACCATGTGTAAGACTAAATTGGGGAAATTGGCCGAGGGCGGCCCACATTACTTTTTGAAGGGGTTGCAATACTTTGGTATTTGCTTCTCCTGCAGTAATGACACGGACCTTTAAAGGTTCAGCTAATGGAACTGCTTTGACAAGAGGTAGATGATTAGGTGGAACCAGTGGGAACTTTATATAAGTCCCAATACCTGGTTTCAACATAGAACTACATTCATGTAGCTCAAAATCAACACTCTCTGTCTTAGCATGAGAACGAAGACGAATCGATCCAATTTCTTGAACCCACTCTCCTGTTAAGGAGGTTCGGTGGAAATTCAATCGTTGGATCAAAGAAGTACAAACTTCAGAACACATTTGACTAATGCTAAAATTAATCGTTTTATCTAACCGGGTCATTGTAGACTCAGTCAAATTAAAACACTGTTGAGGTAAAAATTTATTCTCATAGTGTTGTGTTCTATATGTTCGCAAGATTGTAGGAATTTCTTCTTGGTTAGAACAAGCGGTAATGTTTGCTTGATCTAAGTAGATAGGATCCATTTCATATTTGTGAATTGTAGTTTTACGATCTTTTGATCGGGCTACAAGGAAGGGAAGAGTAAATCTCCTCCAGATGGCGTTAGGGTCAATTACGACCTTACCACCACTCCCATCACGAAATGGGGATCCAAAAGGAATATTTGAAGTCACTATAATAATAGGTGAACTGAAATACGTCCCTTTTTCCTCAATACTTGCCATTGGAAGTATATATGGATTAGTCGAGATAAGTTGAACGAACTCTTGAATATCATGAGGATCGTTCATATCCTGACCCCAGTCATCTAAAACAGCAATTGGTTGGTTTTTATAACCATCCCAATGTTTCGTTGCAGGTGACCGAGAATAATACATATCTTCCTCAGGTACTTCTGAAAACAGATTCGCACAAATCCTATGAACTAATTGTCTAAGGATAGTCGTCTTACCCGATCCTGGAGGGCCGAATAGGCCTATAACCAATGGTTCGGGACGATTCTTCCCGTGGAACTCAACAGGGTTTTCACCTCTGATCAGAGCTCCGCTTTCAGTGAGTTGTCCTAAGGCCCCACCTTTAGCTCGTGATTTTTCATAACACGACTTAAGGTTTGGAACTACAGACTCATAAGGCTTATAATTAGCCTTAACGAACTCACCTAGATGGGAAGAACTAAACTCTCTCAATTTATTGTAGAGTTCAGCATCCTTTTCAATTAGATCTGAATCATCTTTAACAATGCCACTACGATGTTGCTCTAAACCTGCTTCGAGAAAGGAGTCTGGTACCTCTGTACATAGACCCTTTGCTTGTTGCAGTGAAAAGAACAACTGAGTGATCTCGTTTTGATCTTTGCAAACTGATAAACAATATTTTTCCATAAAGGGAGGCATAAGGGGAAAGCCCCTTTCCTCAAAACCTTCTG